GCCCCTTTGTGTGCTCATTTATGTTTTATAACCCATGAGCTGGGTTATTTACTACGCTGGAATCACGATCTCATTGCGGTAAATGATTGGACAACCTGTGAAAAAGAAGAAAGTAAAATCTTCTCCCACAGACTTCCATGATCTAATGATTGCTTGAGTAGCTGGCAATTCAGGAGTTGCCAAATTTGGATTATACAAAACGGTATCAACTTGAGCTGAATGACACCCATTAGCAAATGATGCACTAGGCATCCTTGCGGGTGAAAAGCGTATACCATTATAATATGGTACTTCAACTTCAATTGTGTCGTTAATTCCGATGTTTGTGGTGGCTGATCCGCCAGCCGTGAAGTGGCCGTTTGAATACGTCAACCTCTTGGTAGCACTTTGTGGATCCGCAAGTGCAGAACTAACTTCTACATAACGTGGATCACTCGTGAAACCAATACGAGAGACGATAGGACTAGTATCGGTGTTACCACCGAACAAATACTTTGTTCGAGTACTGCCTCGCCATCCTGAATAGCAAGGACTAAACCACTGGGCAAATGTTGGAATGGTAATATTACACGGATTTCCATCTACCGTGTCGACCCCCTCCGGGTCCCATCCAGGCCATAAGCCAAGGCCTTTGTCTTTGATTTTCAACAACTTTGTGTTAAAAGTCGCAGATGAAGCTCGTACGTCCGTTCGATGCAAGACATACCTTCGATTAAGCTCCCTAATTGACTTGGGAGCTTCACCAAAGAAGACATTTAAGGTCTGATCCATCACTGCGGAAGTTTTTGCAATGGGAATAATTGGATCAGGGTTGGTTGGAGCATCTGTGGCTCCTTCCGAGGTTCCAGCAATCGCCGCTCCGTCTACAATACCTGATTGGGGTGTAAAACGTAAAGCTGGTGGTGCTGTGGCCCAAAGGCCATATTGTTTCATCTTATTAGTAGACACCTCTCCAAATTTCAAATCGTCACATGCCGAAACAAAGACGTTGAATTGAATTGGTGAATCAATAGATGGGGATACGAGACTGTTCACGACAGCAACTTCTAGTACCCCATTATATTGTTCATTTGTGTTATTAAGTAATCTTGTCGAACTACTATAAAACGTTTCTGTAGTGTTCATGTCACCACAGGTTAAAAATGGAGCTGATTGGCCCCATCCCACGCATATTTCGAAGTCATCACATTCAGCGAGATCGATTACCCTACTGTAAACAGTATTATATTGGATATTTGCATCGTTAGCTCGCGGATCCCACCTTAATAGGATCTTTCCCTTGTGAAAGTTTGATTTAACAGCTTGGAATCTATACTTGATAGAACCTTGCCATTTCTCAAACACCGTTGACATATAAGCCATTGGTGTCGGATGAATCTCATCGTTATTAACCCCGAACAATAAGGGTGTAACGCGTGTATTCCATAACAAGGCATCTGGGCCCTGCACGGTATTCATCGTGAACTGTGTTAGATAGGATTCCCTCTGACAAAAGCGAGAGATATCCATTTGATCTTCTCCGTCCAGGCCGACAGTTCTTGAATCAATTGTAAGTTCTTGTTTTGAATCTAAAGATAATTTCATAACAGCATCTGCGGCGTCCGTATTGGACATATTGCCTGTGGGTGTAGGCTTTTGCTGTACGATATCTGTGACTATTGGGGGCCGAGAATAACCCCAATGTGTAGCTAAGGACCCAACACCTTTTGCTACCATCTCAGTTGCACGCGCATATGGAGCGATTGCTGGAACACTTTTTAGTTGTCCAGCGGCGTGTGCTACTGCCGAAGCGGGACCGGACACAATGCCCTTTCCGTATTCGTCTCCCGAATTCATCATACCTGCTTGCGGTGTATAGTTAGCCGCAGTAAGGGTGGTCTGAGACGTTGGCATGGTTAGCACAACGTTAGACGCCCAAGCGTATACAGTGATAGTTACGGGATCATCTCCTTCATTAGAGTGTTGCAAAGGTTGCATTGACTTAATAGTCAATTCACCCAAGTCACTCCTATCAGTTTCACTGAGAGATATATAGTTCTTATGCCAAAAGAATGGTAAATCCAATTGACCTCCTGAGTTATTTGTTGGGTTCAGGAAAATGTGTGGCTTTTGTGATGCACCAATTAAATCGACCGCCAGAAAATTGCGTTCGACCGTCAGGTCATCAAATCCAATATACGGATTATAAGAGACCAAACTCCTACCGTAATGAAAACCAGTTCCGGAAATAATAATCTTAACGTGTAATTGGCTTCTGTAAAGCTCAAAATTTGCGATCTTTTCTGCAACACGTGGATCATTAAGGAATAATTCCCATGGATTAAAGCGCTCGAAGAAAGGTTGACTAACAGACCATTGGTAATCTTTGAGACGGGTGGGCCTCCCGAGAAAAGAACCTAAAGAAGCATCTGAAGTGCTACTCAAGTTCATTGTGGGGTCCCAACCGGCGCCAATGGATGTGGTCCAACCAGCATCCTGCTCCTCAAAGTTGGTGATTTCTGCAGTAAAATTTGCAATACCTTCTTCTTGTATAGTACCCAGTGAACCAGACTGGGGTGTATATTGTGAACGGTTTATAGAGACCGCTCGCTCTGTAATAAAATTTGTAAAATTAGTAATGCGATTTGTTGATAAAGGTCAGTTACATGCATTATTGCAACTGCCTATTTGCATTTTGTTTGTGGGGCTAATAACCACTCCTGCTAAATAACAGGAAGCATGTTCGCTTCATTCTTGAATTATCACAGCAGTCCGCGTACTAGGAAATGTTGAACCTAGTATCTACGTCTGTAATCAGTGACAAAATTCCCATTTTGGTTCCTCCTTAGAGTAACGATGACGTTGGGTAACGTCTCCGGGCAGTTTTAAGACATACCGGTCCATGTTTTTCTACACCCTTATAGGTGCAGTATCAAGTAGTTGAGCGTATTTTTCAGGGAATCTTGGTTCCCCGATCACCTCAACAATGGTGTATCCATACTCAGTGTAGGTTAAACCATACACTGTAAGATCTGGACGCACAATAGCCACAACATTGGCATACTTGATTGCTTGGTCTACTACTAACTTGGTGCAGCAGCTCTTTCTACCAATAACGCGTTTGCATTCGATAACAATCGCGATTTCATTGTCCATATATAGAAGGTCACCCCTTCCAATATTGTCCAATATAATTGAATATTCCATAGCTGCTGGTTTGCCCAAATCACTGATGACTCGCCGTACGAGCTCATCTTCTTGAGTAACTGCCTGTGGAAGTGTAAGATCACTGATAGTAGAATCATCATCCTCTTCTTGGCAGCTGTAACCATATGAATCTGCTTCTCTTGAGAAGAAACTCATTTCGTGTAGTCTCTCATTGATCAATTCCAGCTTTTTGACTGCGTTTGCGTCATTAGCTGTGTGCATAACCTGATGTTTCAACATCAAAAGGTCTTGAAGACCTCGTGTTTCCACATTCATCTTATTGCACCAAGCCTCTTGATCAAATATCTTCCCCATCTGGGGTTTATATTTCAACTTCCATTCCGCTACACGGGAATCATAGTCCTCATCTAATGTCCTGCAGGGCAAGTCATGGATATCAGCAATTTGCTGCATCTGTGACCGCCTGTGCTCGAACACTTCGCGACCGTGGAAAAACCACTCGCGCAATGCACCATCTATGTTTTGAGTACATACCTCCAAAGGAGTTACGGACTTGGATTTTAGTATACTATGTAAAGACTTAAAAATTGAGGCCTCGTCTAGCATTCCAACATATTGGCCCAACTCCTCAGAATACCTGTTTTTACGTTTCAAAAAATCAACGGTAAAACGGTTCATGAATGGAATTGGATCAGACTCTTTGTCTGGCATTGTAAATATCATATCGTGGTCAGCCAAGTAGTTAGCCATTTGTACGTGGTTAAACCTATCGTACCCTGACCTCACTGATCCACAAGCATCATCGCCATATGTTTCTAGAGCCAATAAATCTCTAGCCGTGGCAGGCCTTCCTAGGCCCAACTCCTTTCCTATAGCCACCATTTGGGACTTGGGATAGGCATCAAAAAATGCTAGCCTATGCAATAAAGAGTTAACAATGCTGTTGATATATACCGTCATGTTTTGCCCGGAGGGATTTGTTCCCAAAAACCGGAGTAGGGTGCCATTGTAGGCAACCAAGGGAGTGCATACTTCATGTGCAATAACTTGCATACGCTTGATATCCCTAACGGTATAGTTTCCTGACCACTTTGCAATCTCTATCATAACAGAGAAAGCTGATAGTGTCAGCTGCGCGGGCATTCTCAAGTCATACTTGGAATAGTCCCCAGCAACAATACGGTCATCACCAAATTTGGCCATGAAACGAGACAATTCGTCCCACTCAGGTCCATGTGCATTTATCCCAACTGCTGTTTCAGAAATTAATGGGTGCAATGATAAAAACCTTGCGATAGGTAAGAAGTACATGCGAATGACGTACTGCAACACTAGTGGTGCTGCTTGAAATACTCTAACCTTATCTTTAGTCCTTTTGGTTGGCTCATCTTTAAGTGATGCGCCAAAGATCAAATTGGGATGTTCACCAGCATCAATGAGCTCGAAAACGCGCTCAATTTCAGCAAGAATTTCAGGGGTGAATTCCCTCGGACAGCTGTGACTATCTGTTGGATCTAAATCAAACATATGATTGGACTTTGGTCCCCCAATGGGGTAACCAATTGATGTTTTTGTGACCATCGCGTCTATGAAGCGTTTGCCCTCAATTCCAGAAATGGTTTCCTGGTGTGTGAGGGGTGTGAGCTCTACAGAATATTCTTTTCTGTCCATATCAAATACTTCTCTCAGACCACCTAAGTAATCTTCGATAGCATCATCAACACAGGTTTGTTCAAAACCAATGGAGGGTTTAGAACATACCTCCAATGATTCGAACCACGGACG